CCCTTTGAGTATCTACCGCACCGCCTTTGCCAACCCCAACCAGTACGGTGAACCGCAAACCAAGCTTGTGGGTGTGCGGGCCGCTGACGGCCTCATCCAGCAAACTCGTGTGGGGGAATGGGTACTGCGCAAGTGTGGGTCACAGAGCACCACCGAGGCCCAGGGCGGCGGGTTTTGGTCTGTGGGCGAGCGCAGCGAGTTAGTGGGTGCCGAGCGAAGCGAAGGGGGTTTACCCCTTGGAGCTCTGGCAACAACTGTACGGGGCGATCTCGAAGGATCTAAAGAGGATCCGCTGAGTGACAGAAATCTATTCCATTTGGGGCTAGATGGTGAAGAAGTCGCCATGGTCCGCCGCGGCTTAATTGTCAGGGCGGGGGACCGGTCAGTTTGCATCCGGGATGGTGAGTTGAAAGTGACCGAACGACACTCATTAACATCACCCAACGAGTTATCGCCGTATCAGATCGAGGCCGAAGCCAGGCGGCGGGAGAGAAAACGCCAGGCCGCACTGGATGAAGTGCGCGGCCTGCTGGCCGAGTCGGGAGATACCGCCGCCTGGCTGGCCAGCATGACGGCCGCCGGCGCCGAGGATGCTCTGGCGCTGCTGAATGCTCTAGGGGATGGGGATACCGAGGCAGCCCGCGTCCAGCTTGACCGGCTGCGCGATACCGTCGATCTGCGGACGTGGCCTCTGCCACCCGTTGAGCGTCGCCAGGAGGCGATCAGTAATGCCGAGTTCTTCGGGCTGCCAGCTGATGGCCTGCACGCTCCTGCTCGCAAACAAGATGTGCACCACCTCATTGCCGAAACGACCAAGACACGCTTGGCCGACGTTCGTCCAGAGCATCGAGAGGTGATGCTCACTCACCTGATGAACAAAGCCGATGCCATGACACCAGGCGGCGGCGACACCGTCGCATTCGTGGCAGATCGGCTGCTGTCACTCGAACCCCAATAACCAGAGAGGAAACAAGATGACTGATAACACTATCCAACAACGCGACGGTAATACCGTTGTCGTGGATACCGAGACGCTGGCCCTGGACAAGCGAGCCCTGGTGCTCACCCTGTCCGCCGTGCGCTTTGACCGGAACGCGAAAGAGCTCGGCCTCATGTTCGACAATGACAAGCTGTTTGCAGATGGTGAAACCACACTGCACCTCAAACTCGATGTGACCCAGCAGCTGCTGGCCAGCCGCACCGTCGACCCTAACACGGTGAAGTGGTGGAACGGCCGCAGCCAGGAAGCCCGCGATAGCATCATCAAAGGCAATACGGTGTCCGTGCGCGAAGCGCTTATCCTCTTCTCCGGGTTTGTCCAAGGCGCGCAACTATTTGCCCGCGGTACCGACTTTGATCCCCCCATCTTGGCCACCCTGTTTGAGGATTTCGGGTTACCGGTGCCATGGCGTTTCCATGAGGTGCGCGACGTGCGGACCTACATCGATGCACTCTCTGGTGGTACCAAGGGGTATCTGGATACCTGGGAAAAGCCTGACTGGTTTGTTTCCCACAACTCCCTCCATGATTGCATTCGGGATGCCGCACAAATGCAGCGTGCACGGGCACTGAACCTCAAGGGAACGGTATGAAGAACATCGCTTACTACATCTTTCTTTGGGGGATGGGATTATTTACCGGTTTTTGCTTTGGTTCTGGCCCTATCGCGCCCCCCTCCGAACCCAGCATGCAGGTAATCACCGATAGCGGCACGGGGTGTCAGTACGTCAGTTATAAACGCGGGGGCTTATATCCACGGCTGGATGTAGGTGGCAATCAGGTGTACAGCTCAAAATGAGCCGCCTGGGACACGGTGACTAGCGCAGTCTGTCGCCGTGCCCCAGGTGGCCGGCAAGCGAAGCGCGGCAGTGGGTTGGCGCAAAGCAAAGGGGCGCATCATGCGCCCCCTTCTTATTGCCCCAGATTGAGCTCCCGCTGCAAGGTTTGCCGCCCCTCCGGCGTCAGTGACCCGAGCAGCCCGAGCACCAGCTGGCTTGTTGTTCTGGCTGATGGGCTCAGCGTATGGGTAAACGACAAGGTGGCCACCCAGCTATGGCCACATTCGGCATCCGTGCACTGACAGTAGAGATCAGAGACATCGCTGCTTAGCTTGTTGGTTTTGGTAATGCGACCCCGCTGGCCACACACTTTGCAATAAACCCGCATCACGCCCCCTTTCCCATCAAAATCAAGCCCGTATTTTGCCACATCAGACACTGTTTGTTTATACAGCGACGCCCACTGTTTCCCGAAAATTGACCCAGAGGGAGCGAGGGAGTCCTGCGTTGTTGATGGCATCCTGCACCAGCTCGCACAGCGGCAGCACCTCGTTCCTGGAATAGGTCGCGTCATACTTCTCGGGATCCCCGAGCCCGCCCCCGTTGATCGGAATGATACCGGCCAATGCCGCAGGGAAGCGGTGCGCCGTCAGCACGTCCTGAGAGGTGATCCCCTTGATGGCCGCAAACTCGTCCTTGGTGGCGATATCCCCCACCGGAATAAGCTTGATGCCATCGGGCTTGCCATCCGGGATATTCACGAACATAGAGCGGAAGTTCCCCACCCCCTTGGATTTGGCGATCATCTGCTTCATTTCTTCTTCAGTGTCATCGTCCATATTTGGGTCGGTGGCGTAGAAGATGAACCCCATGTGGGCACCATTGAGGAAGTATTTACGCCGAAACAAGGTAGCGTCCTGGTTGAGCAGGGCCGACTGCAGGCCGCCCAGGTAATCGGGCATGCCATAGACTTGCTGCTCGGGGTCGTACTGGGCCAGCCAGATGATGTCCTCCGGCCGATAGATGATGTTCGGCTTGCCCTGCTGCAGGTAGACAAAACAACCATCCTCGCGCCGGCGCAGGTAGACGCTGGAAAGCGGGTGCAGCCCCACCACCTGGCCAAAGCCATTGCGCAGCTTAAGCAGCCCCGCGTCCCCGAACTGCAAGTAGTTGTGCACGAACGCGGTGATGGTGCTGCGCAGGTTGGTGAAGCGGCCGGCGACCATGTTGCGCCGAGCCATCAGGATAGCCCCATGGTGAGCATTCGCCCGTGCCACCTTGGCCAATCCCTTGCGGTCAATAGGTGGCTGGTAATACTCGCCGTAGGGGTTGTAGAACACGCCGGTGTAATCGGTCATCCAGGCCATGGGATCGATGGCCTCCGGCATGCTGAACACCACCGAGGGCCGGGGGGATGAGGTGGCCACCTGGGCCGGTTGAGGTTTGTGTCGCTTGGTCATGCTGCCTTTCTCTCCTGACTGGTTGCCCAGGTGGATTTACGTTTGCGGGTGGTATCGAGCGGCTCGTTGGCCACGGCGTGGGCGATGGCAAAAAACACGTCCGCGTGACCGGTCACGTTGTCGCGGGCGGCCCGGAAGGTCATCTGACCGCCGCCGGTCGTGCTGCGCTTGATGGCGAGGAACGCGAGCGGAATATCCCTATCCGAACCGTCCCACTCGATGCGGTTGGCCTCCACCACGTCGATCATCTTGAGGACCAGCCGCGACTTGCTCTCGATGCTGTAGTTGATGGGGTGGCATACCCCTTTGAAGATGGGCTTCAAGAGGTCATAGACCCCGGAGCCAATGCCGGACACATCGACCCCCAGATACGTGACCCGGAACTTCTTGGCGATGCGCGTGATCTCCTGCGCCTGGTACTGGAAGTTGAGCCCGCGCCAGTAGTGCTTTTCCAGCACCCGAAAGCGCTCACCGGCCACCGTGGGCGGGGCGACCACCACCAGGGTCGCGTTGTCGCGGGTGCGGCTCGGGTCGTAGCCCATCCACACCTCGCGCCGGCCAAACGGATCAGGCCGCCCGGGCTTGTAGTCTTCCCACCGGCTGGGGTCTACCCCTGCCCGCTCCATGTCCTGGAACTTGAACACCGACAGCGCATCGTCGATAAACCGGCACATGTAGAGGCGATCGAACACCTCCTCCGGGTACTCGTCTTTCAGCTCCTCGATGTCGATGAGGTTGCAGCCAAGACGTATGGCATCCTCAATGGTGATGACGTAACGCCACTGCCGATCGGGGCAGATACGGCCACCGTCGCGCAAGTCATCTTCTCTCGGGAAGTCGATGGCCTGTCGGCTTGGGCGGGTACCTTTCCAGCGTTCACCGGTCCAGAAGCGATAGGCGTCGTGGGTCTTGCTCGAGGGGGTAGAGAAAAACGTCTTGCGCCAGTGGCTCTGGGTCGCCATGGCGCTGGCCACATCCATCAACTTTTCAAAGTTGGGGATCCAGAAATACTCATCGATGTAGACGTTGCCAGAGCGGGACTGGGTGCTGTTGGCGTTGGTGGAGCAGAAGTGCAGCTCGGCCCCGTTCGACAGGACGATGGGGTTACCGGTCAGGGTGACACCCAGGAAGGTCTGAGCAATCTTGCAGATGTAGGAGCGGAACACCTCCGCTTGGGCGCGGGTGGCAGAGACAAACAGCTGGTTGCCCCCATTGAGCACCGCATCTTCCAGCGCCTCACCGGCGAAATAGTAGGTCATGCCGATCTGGCGTGACTTCAAAATATTGCGGGTGCGCGGCAACGCCGGGTCGTTCTTGGCCTCCCGGCAGCGCAGTTGATAGCCAAACAGGGTGCCCAGCCACTCGGCAAAGTCATCGGCTGTCAGGTGACCGACCTGGTTCTTGCCCTTCTTGCCGCTCTTGCGATGGCCGCTAACCTGGTCACTGTGTTCACGCTTGCCACGGCTGGGGCCTGGCTCTCCCCCCTCCGTTCGCTGGGTCTTGAGGGTCTGCGTACGCTCGGCCCACTTGAGTGCCTTCTCTTTGAGGTTCACATGGTGGCCGATAAGACGGTCCAGCTCTTCCTGCTCGCCCGGTGTTTTCTTCTCGCGGTCAAGCAGCACATTGACCCGGCGGGCGATGGCATCCTCCACCGCTTCTTCGGTCAGCAGCTCGCGCCAGCCGAGCTTTTCGGCCCAGTAGTAGATGATGCGACAGGAGTTAAGCCCCAGCTCGTCCTTGATCTCCTGGGGTGTCCATCGTTTAAGGTAGAGTCCCCGCGCGGCATTGCGGATCTCTTCGGGATACGCCACGGCGCCTCCATCAGGTGAATGATGGCGCCATCATAGCCACCCCAATACCCCCTCTTATCCCACTGATGTTCGGAACAATTCGGATTTCCCGCTGGATCCGAATTCAGCAGAACACAACCGGATGAATCACCCGTGCCGACCCGATAGCCTGAGCCCGCATCTATTGGGAGCAGGCATGAACGAATCAACCTTGAGAACTGGCTTTGTCTGTATCGCCACCGAAGGCAAAGCGGTGGACGGACGAGACATCACCCGCGACTGGCTGGTCGACATGGCCGAAACCTATGACCCCAGCTATTACACCGCCGTCATCTGGCCAGAGCACGATCGCTGGTCCAGCTATGGCACCGTGCAGGCGCTCAAGACCGAAGAAGTGGACGGCAAACTCAAGCTGTTCGCCGTTCTCTGCCCAAACCGGGATCTCATCTACTGGAACCAGAGCGGCCAGTATCAGTTCTGCTCCATCGAGCCGTTCGAGCAATTCGCCGATCTGGGGCGCACCTACCTGATTGGTCTGGGCGTCACCGACCAGCCCGCCAGCACCGGCACCACCCACCTCAAGTTCAGCAAGAGCAACAAGGGTCAGGTTATCGGTACCAGCGAGCCGCTGGATCTCTCCATGTTCAAACTGCCCAAGCACGACAAACCCGACAGCCTGCTCTCCAAGCTGTTCAACCTGCTGTCCAGCCATGGCGAGCAGGCGCCTACCACTCCCCCCAGCCAACCCGAGGATGAGGAAATGAAACCAGAACAGTTCGATCAGATGCTGGGGGCCCTCAATGGCCTTGGCACCAAGATCGATGCCTTCAGCGCCAAGCTGGACGCCAAACCGGCCACCGAGGAAACCACCGAGCCGGTCACCGAGCCCACCAAGGTGGAAGAGAAAACCGGCATCACCGCCGAGCAGTTCACCAAGCTGGAGCAGACCCTGACCAGCCTCACCGACAAGTTCGGCGAGCTGCAGAGCAAGATCGACCAGTTCTCTGTCGAGAAGCCGGGCCAGCGCCCGGGCGCGCTCGGCGGTGACGATACCCCCACCGTTTACTAAGGAGCGGCCGTGAGTCAGTCCCTCACCGTCCAGGCCCGTCAGCGCCTGGAGCAATACAGCAATGCCCTGGCCAAGTCCTACGGCATCCCCGTCAACGCGCTGGCCAAGCAGTTCAGCGTCATTTCTGGCCCGGTCGAAACCGGCCTGCGCTCAGCGCTGCTGGCGTCCGTCGAGTTCCTTGGCCTCATCACCTGTCTGGACGTGGATCAGATCAAGGGCCAGGTGGTGCAAGTCGGCATCGGCAAGCTGTTCACCGGCCGCAAGAAGGATGGCCGCTTCAACGGCAAGATCGGCGTCGCTGGCAACACCTACGAGCTGACCGAGACCGATTCCTGCGCCTCCCTCGACTGGGCCACCCTGTGCGTCTGGGCCAACGCCGGCAGCGAGGGCGAGTTCATCCGTCTGGTCGGTGAGTTCATCAACCGGGTATTTGCCCTAGACATGCTGCGGGTCGGCTGGAACGGCGTGAAAGCCGCTGACACCACCGATCCGGAGAAGAACCCGCTCGGTGAAGACGTCAACAAGGGTTGGCACCAGCTGGCCCGCGAGTGGAACGGCGGCAGTCAGATCATCAAGGCCGAGGCCGGCAAGAAGATCCACTTCGACCCGGATGGCAAGGGGGATTACAAGACCCTGGATGAGATGGCCTCCGACCTCATCAACACCACCATCGATCCGCTGTTCCGCCAAGACCCGCGTCTGGTTGTGCTGGTCGGTACCGATCTGGTGGCCGCGGCCCAGGCCAAGCTCTACAGCGAAGCCACCAAGCCGAGCGAGCAGATCGCCGCCCAGAAGCTGGCCGACTCCATCGCCGGGCGCAAGGCCTACATCCCGCCGTTCTTCCCAGGCAAGCGGATGGTGGTCACCACCCTGGACAACCTGCACATCTATACCCAGCGCGGCACCCGCAACCGCAAAGCCGACGATAACCAGGACAAGAAGTGCTTCGATAACCAGTACTGGCGGATGGAAGGCTATGCCATCGGCGAGCACCTGGCCTATGGCGGCTTTGAAGAGGCCGACATCGAGATCGGCGCCGCGCCGGTAGCCCCCGAGGTCTAAGCCATGAGCTCACCCGGTCAACGCCACAAACAGCGCGTCCACGCCATGCAGGGGGCTGCGCAAACCGCCAGCTCTGGCATGGCCACCGGCGCGGTGGCTGACAGCCTGCACCTGCAAATGATTGCCCTGGAACAGGACATCGTGCGTCTGCGCAAGCTGGCCCGTATTGGGGACCGGGTGAACATGAAGCGGGACGAATTGATGCCCAAATATCGCCCCTATGTGGAGCGCTATCTGGCCGCCGTCAGTGAGTCCGGTCAGCCCTACCAGAACGAGCTGTTTCAACGCCTCATCATCTGGGCCTTCGATGTCGGGGATTTCGACGCCGGCATTGCCTGGGCGGAGCTCGCCATCGCCCAGGGTCAACGCACCCCGAGCAACATCAAGCGCGACTGGGCCCACTTTGTGGCCGACACCGTGCTGGAGTGGGCCGAGAAGCAAGCAGCCGAGGGGCATGCCGTCGAGCCCTGGTTCTCCCGGGTGTTCGACAAGGTGCGCAATGACTGGCGCCTCAACGAACGGCTGACCGCCAAGTGGTTCAAGGCGGCCGGTTGCCTGCTGCTGCGGGACCACGACGGCCAACCTCGCCCCAGCGCCGTGGGGGACAGCACCACCCTGGAGCAGGCCGACCACTGGCTAGCCCAGGCCGACAAGCTGCACAGCAAGGTGGGCGTCGGCACCTTGCGCCAAAAGATTGCCATGCGCCTGCGGGCGCTGAATCCGGAGTAACCGACTCTCCGCGCCGTCGCACCCCGGCGGGGAGGATAGGCCAGCCGCAAGGCCCGCGCCGAATCCTGCGATCCGTGGCTACAGGGGTGCACCTTTTCTCGCCGCGCCATCGGCGACCCGCGCAACCGGGGCAGTGGTGTTCACATTAGCAAGCATCAACAGGGGTCCAGACATGTTTGCAGGCAAGGATATCGACTACAGCGCCGCCACTATCCGCAATGATGGGTTTTGGCCGGATGTGGCCGTGGCCGACTTCGAGCGCCGCCGCGCCCTGCCTGCTGACCTCGACCAACAGACCACTGGCGCCGCCCTGCTGGCCGCCGTCTCTGAAATCAATCGGCAGCTCGCCAGCCACCAGGCCGCGCTACAGGCCAAGGGCTACGTCAGTGCCGCCGCCGTGCCGGGCCCCAGCCTGGAAGGCGGTACCAATGCCCTGACCGAGCAATACCTGGCCGCCGTGTTTGCCCGCGCCAAGGCCGCGCTGCTGCCGGAGTTCGCCAGCGTTACCGAGCGGGCCACCGCCAACAACCAGTTGGAACGCTCGCCAGACCAACGCGCCCAGTTGCTGGCAGAGAGTCAGCAACTGGTGCGCAGTATCAAGGGCAAGTACCGGGCAGGGGTCTCGTTGATATGAGTGTGGATATGACCGAGCAACAAGCCCAGGGGTATTTCCTGCAGGCACTTCACACCGAGCTGCTGCGGATACTGCCGGCCAAGTGCCACAAACGCCTGGATAGCTGGATGGAGAACGGCACCATCAAGCTGGAACCCAAGAACATGGGCCCCACCGGAATGGATGTGGCCAGGCTCAGCTATCTGGCGGTGTTCACCATCGAGCAGTTGCCGTTTCGCGAGCTGGATCCAGCCATCGTGCTGGCCGCCGTCGCCGCCTGGGTGCAGGAACATGACGAATATCGCGAGCAGTCTGAACTGCCAGACCCCATCTACGCCGTCACCCCGAACGATGAGAAGACGGCAGACCTTGAGCTCCAGATTGAGTTCATCGAGCCGCTGCGCCTGATTGAGCACCCAAGCGGCCCCATCAACTGGGAAGGAAAGCGCTGGAACGTGGCCCCCTACGACATCTGGGTCGCCGAGCAGATTGATCTGAACGTCGCCGGCGACCACCACCTGTTGGGCAAGTCAGCATGATCACCGTCAACGTCGACAACATCGCGCTCATCAAGCAGCTCAAGCTGCTGGAGATGCCCCCCAAGAAGCGCCAGCGCCTGGTCTGGCGCGCCGCCAGAGAACTCCAAAAGCTGGCCAGAAGCAACAACCGCAAGCAGCAGGACTGGAATGGCAGGGCCTGGGCTCCCCGCAAAAAGGGCCGTCGCAAGATGCTGCAGGGGCTGGGCAAGCTGTTGGTGATCCATGAGCCGAGCGCGACCTGGCCAGAAGTGTTTATCCGGTTTAGCCAAGGTCGCTACAAAACCACCGGCGCCAAACCCATCCATGCCGGGGTGATCGGAGCTGCGCACCAGCATGGCACCTCCAGAACGGTCACCGCGGGCACCGCGATTAAGGCGCTCAACGGGACGGGCAAAGAGAAACCCGCCACCCGAGCCCAGGCGAAAAAGCTGCGGGCGCTCGGGTACCGGCGGCCAGGCAAGCGCAAAGGGAGCCATGTATCCGCGTCGCTCGGCTGGATCACGCAGCACCTCAACAGTGCCCAAGCCAGCGTCGTTATCAAAAAGCTCAAGGGAGAAGCCGCCAAGACCAGCTGGACCATCACGATACCGGCCAGGCCATTCCTGGGGGCCAACGCCAAGCAGCGGGAGCACGCATTTGCCCGCGCCCTGCAGGGGATTAACTATGGCTGGGACGTCAACAAGCAAGACCTCAAGAGGAAATAAGCCATGTGGCCTTATGTGCAGATCAACAACTTGAACCAGATGCAGGGGCCGGTGACGGAGGTCGAACGCCACCTGCTGTTCATCGGCAGCGCCGCCAGCAACACCGGCAAACTGCTCTCCCTCAACGCCCAGTCAGACCTCGACCAGCTGCTCGGCAGCGCAGACAGCGAGCTCAAAGCCAACCTGCTGGCCGCCCGTGATAACGCCGGCCAGAACTGGAGCGCCGGCGCCTACGTGCTGCCCACCGACCAATCCTGGCTGGATGCCGTGCGCAGCGCCCAGCAGACCCAATCCTTTGAAGGGGTGGTGGTACTGGGTCAGGTGTGGGACCAGGCAAAAATCAACGCCGCCCACGCCCTCAACCAGGAGCTGATCGCCAAGTGGGGGCGCTGGCAGTTCATGCTGCTGGCGGTGCCCGGTATTGTTGCCAAGGCCGTCGGCAAGGATGGCACCGCCCAAGCATGGAGCGAGTACGAGGCCAAGCTGGCCACCCTGCAGGACGGTATCAAGGCCGACTCCATCAGCCTGGTGCCCCAGCTTTGGCCCAACCTCGCCGGCGCCTATGCAGGACGTCTGTGCAACCGGGCGGTGAGCATCGCCGACAGCCCCTGCCGGGTGAAGACCGGCGCCCTGGTCGGCCTTGGCAACAAGCCGGTGGACAAAGACGGGATCCCGCTGCCGCTGGCCACCCTGCAGACCCTGGAACAAAACCGGTATTCGGTACCGATGTGGTACCCGGATTATGACGGCACCTACTGGGCCGATGGCCGCACCCTGGATGCCGAGGGTGGCGACTACCAGGTGATCGAAAACCTGCGTATTGCCTACAAGGTGGCGCGCCGGATGCGGATCCGGGCCATTGCCCGCATCGGGGATCGCTCGTTCAACTCCACCCCGGGCAGCACCGCCATGGCCATCACCTACTTTGGCAAGGATCTGCGCACCATGGCCAAGGCAACCACCATCAACGGCCAGCCGTTCCCGGGCGACATCGCCTCCCCCCAGGATGGCGACATCTCCATCCAGTGGACAGCCAAGAATCTGGTCTCGGTGTTTGTGGTGGTGCGCACCGTGGACTGCCCCAAGGGGATCATCGTCAACATCATGCTCGATCTGAGCCTCAACAACGGGGAGGGTTAACCCGTGACCAAACGCTTTTCCGGTATCAACTTCGACACCACCCTGATGGGGGCCATGGTCCACGTCGAAAAGGCCAGCCTCTCCATCACCGACAACAGCGCAGTGGCGCAAACCCGGGGCATTCCCGATGGCTTTGTGGATGGGGATGTCTCGGCCGAGTGTGAATTCGAGCTCGACACCAAGAACCTCAAGCAGCTGATCGCCGCCGCCAAACGGGCCGGCAGCTGGCGCGGGATGGAGCCGGACGATGTGCTGTTCTACGCCAGCACCGGCAGCGAGGAGATCAAGGTGGAAGCCTTCGGCGTCAAGCTGAACGTGGCCGACCTGCTCGACATCGACCCCAAAGGTGGCAGCAAGACCGTGCACAAGGTGAAAGGCTTCGTTACCTCCCCCGATTTCGTCCACCTCGATGGCGTGCCGTACCTCTCCAAGGACGACACCCGCCACCTGATGGATTAAGGGGCGCGCCTTGGACGACATCGACCGCGCCACCCGCCACGCCGCCCGCATGCTGGCGGTCCAGTTGGCCAACCAGGTGGGCAAAGGCCACTACCAGGGGGAAAGCCTGCACCAGTGCGAAGAGTGCGACGACCCCATCCCGGAAGGACGCCGCCGCCACATCCCCGGGGTGCGCCTGTGTACCCCCTGTCAGACCCGCCTTGAGCGGCTGGGTCGCTAATCAGAGCAACGGACATGAACCCTATGCCAAACAAAGACCCCACCTTCTGGACCGCTCTACTGGCCTGGTTGATGGACAACTGGCCCGCCGTCTATGGGGCACTGCTGGCGCTGGCCATCGCCTTTCTGCGCATCACCTACGCCGGCGGGCGGGGTCGCCGCCGCCTGATCGAATCCCTGCTGTGCGGCCTCATCACCCTGGCGGCCGCCACCGGCACCCATCTGCTCGGGATCCCCCAGGAGGCCACCCCGTTGCTGGGTGGCATGGTGGGGCTGCTTGGGATCGACATCATCCGCGATCGGGCCGCACTGATGTTTCGCAAGAAGGAGGACAACAATGCCGCGCAGTAACTGCCATCCGCAGGTGGCCGCCTTTCTCGACCTGCTCGCCTATGCCGAAGGCACCAAGGATCTCGGGGACGACGGTTACAACAAGCTGGTCAATCCGGCGGGGTTCTTCACCGACTACCGCACCCACCCGAACGTGCTGGTGCAGGTCAACAAGACCCTGAGCAGCACCGCCGCCGGCCGCTATCAGCATCTATCCAAACATTGGCCGCACTACCGCGATCAGCTCGGCCTGCCGGACTTTGGCCCCGCGTCGCAAGACGCCTGGGCCATCCAGCTCATTCGCGAGCGCAAGGCGCTGGACGATGTGCTCAAGGGGCGCATCCCCCAGGCGGTGGCCAAGTGCGCCAACATCTGGGCCAGCCTGCCAGGAGCCGGTTACGGCCAGCGTGAACACAAGCTTGCCGACCTGCTGGCCAAGTTCACCGAGTTCGGCGGGGTGCTGGCATGAGCACGCTCATCCGGTTTCTGCCGACCATCATCGGCTTTGTCCTTGGCACCCTGTTGTTTACCCAAGGCGAACGGCTCACACAGCGCACCAAGGAGCTGGCCAGCGCTAACGACACCATCAACATCCTGCAGGCCGTCAACACCCAGCAAGCGACCGCCTTCCAGGAACTGCTGATGCAGGCAAAGGGCTTGCGCCTGCTGCTAAGCGACCAGAACGCGGCCTTGGCCGAGCTCGACAACCAGAACAGGAAAACCGCCGATGAACTGCAAGAAGCCCTGGCCACGCCGCCGGCGGGCCGCCCGGACTGTGCTCGCGAGCCTTTGCCTAGCGGTGCTTTGCGCCTGCTCCAGCCAGCCCACCACGGTGGTGCAAACCCAGGTGGTAAAGCAGCTACCGCCGCCCGGACTGGTGCCCCACTGCCCGGAACCTGATTTTACGGGGAGCACCTACGGCGAGGCCGTGCGGTTCATCCCCACCCTGCAGACGGCGCTGCGCCGCTGCCAAACCCAACTCGACACCCTGAACCAGTGGATTGAACAAGAGGAAACCACCCCATGAGCAAGCAAACCATCACCCTGACTATCGCCGGTACCGATATCCGCTTTGTGCCCACCATGGTGGCCTACAACAGCTACATCAACGGCCTGTCGATGACCGACAAGGTGGCGCCGTCCCACCAGTACCTCAAGCGCATCGTCGACGCCGATAGCAAAGAGGCGCTGGATGGCTTGCTGGCCCGCCCGGGCGCAGCCCTGCAGATCGCCGCCAAGGTCAACGAGCAGTATGCCCCGGACCTGGATATCGAAGTAAAAAACTGACCGCGCGCGCCGAGGCCATCGAGCACAACCAACTGGAGCAGGTGCTGGCGCTGCGTCGCCACTACCTGCCCCATGAAGATGACGAACTCGACACCCTGGCTCGCGCCCTCTGGTTAGACAAGTACCACGCCCAACGCCTCGCCCATGCGGTCGCCGAGGGCATCGCCACCGCCTTCAATGGATAAATCATGGCTTCTGTCACCGAACAACTGATCATGAGGATTGCCCTGATAGATGCCGTTACCCGGCCGCTTGATGGCATCAACAGCCAGCTGAACCGGGTGAAAGAGACCGCGCAAAGCGGCTTTGCCAATATCGCTGGCGGTGGCGCCGCCATGCTGGCCGGCACCATGGCGATCCAGAACGCGCTGGGGCCGGCCATTGAGATGGACAGGGCGTTGGCCGAAGTGGCCTCGCTCGACGTCCATGAAAAGACCCTCAAGCAGCTCTCCGACACCGCGCTGCAGTTCTCCGTCAAGTATGGCGAATCGGCCAGCGCGTTTGTCAGTGCCTCCTACGATATCCAGTCCGCCATCGCCGGGTTGGAGGGCAATGAACTGCCCTCCTTTGCCCGCGCCTCTGGTGTGCTGGCCAAAGCCACCAAGGCCGACACCGCCACCATCACCAACTACATGGGCACCATGTATGGCATCTTCGAGCAGCAGGCCAAGAAGATGGGGAAGGCCAACTGGGTGGAGGATATCGCCGGCAAGACCGCGCTCGCGGTGCAGATGTTCAAGACCACCGGTCAGGGCATGACCGACGCCTTCAAGGGCATTGGCGCCAACGCCACCGCCGCCGGGATCTCGATGGATGAGCAGTTCGCCGTACTCGGCCACCTGCAGGCCACCATGGGCGGCGGCGAGGCCGGTACCAAGTTCAAGTCCTTCCTGGCCGGTGTCGGCAGTGCCCAGAAAGCGCTCGGCCTCAAGTTCACCGACTCGGCCGGCAACATGCTGCCGGTGCTCGATATCCTGGACAAACTCAAAGCCCGTTATGGTGAAACCCTCACCGTGGCCGGCAGCGACGAGTTGAAAAAGGCGTTTGGCTCGGACGAAGCAGTGGCCATGATCAAACTCCTGATGAGCAACACCAAAGGGCTGGCCACCAGTATCAACGCCCTGGGCAACACCCACGGCATGGGCAAGGCCGAGCAGATGGCCGCCGCCATGACCGATCAGTGGCAGCGGGTCGAGTCTGCCTGGTTCGCGATCCGGGCCGCCGCCTTTGGGGCTGTGCTCCCCACCATCAACAAGGTGGTGGGCGCCTTTGCCGATGGCGGCGACGTGGTGCTGCGCTGGACCCGGATCTTTCCCAATTTCACCAAGGTGGTGGGGTACGCCGTGCTGGCCATCGCGGGCCTTGGCATCGTGACCGGTGCCTGGTTGATGCTGGCTGGCCTCGCCAAGCTGGCCACCCTGGCCTGGGCGCTGACCTTTGGCGGCCTCACCGCCCCCCTCACCCTGTTCAAGAAGGCCCTCGCGGGCCTGCGCCCGGTGATCATGGCCGTCAACATGGCCATGAGCCTCAACCCGGCGGTGATCATCATCGGGGCGATCCTGGCGCTGGTCGCCGCCGTGGCGCTGGCCATCATCTACTGGGACGAACTGCGCGCCACCTTCGCGGTACTGACCGACTTTGAACTGCTGAGCGCCTTCTTTGGCGGTCTGGCCGAGACCTTTGGTCCGCTCGCCTCACAGGCACTGGCCCCTCTGGTGGATTTCTTGACCCTCATCGTGGGGCTGCTCGGTCAGGGGATCGCCTGGCTTGGCAGCTTCTTTGAGCAGACCAACCAGGCCAGCGTCGGCATCGACAACGTGGCCGATGCCGGCCGCCGGATGGGCAATATCCTTGGCGCGGCCTTCGACACCCTGCTCACCCCGTGGCGGGCGCTCATTGCGCTCATCAAGACCGCGCTCGATGCCTCGAATCAGTTCCTGGGTACCCAGTTCGATACCGGCACCTTGAACGTGGATGTGCTGCCAAAGTGGGCCGCCTCCCCCGTGGAGATAGCGCCACCCGCCGCTGTGGTGAATAGCCCCTTGGCTGACTACCGCCAGCAGACGCAGAGCAAGGTGCCATCCGGTGGCCTGGGCCAGCAGCTGATCCAGGCCAACGCGTCGGCCAGTGCGGCCAACCAGAAGCCGACCCGCGCCCTGCACATCAGCGGCGGGGTACATATCACCCCCCAAAACATGCCGACCCCGGACGAGCTGGAGAAAAACGCATGGGTGGAGCAACGCGGATGAACGAACCAAAGTACATCGATCTCCTGGTGGTGAACGGCGCTTGGCAACTCGATGCCGGCGGCCAGCCGCGCTACACCCAGGACCGCCACAGCATCGGCCAGGACATCAAGCACCGCATCATGGAGTCGGGGCTGGCCCGCAAGCTCATCGGCGAGCGCAGCCCTACCCTGCGCGCCGACGTGATGACCGAGATTGAACTGCTGGTAGAAGACGACGAGCGGCTGGTGCCCGGCACCATCCTGATCCGTGAAGAGGCCCCCGACCGGGTGCTGGTCACCGCTCGCACCTATGAATTCGGCGAACTGGAGGTAACCCTGTGAACCTGCGCCCGAACGTGGACTTTATGGCCCTGCTGGCCGAGGCCGGTGTGCCGACCACCGAGCAGGCCATGGAGGCCGAGCTCAAAAAGGAGGTGGTGGCCACCGGCTCCCTCATCACCAACGACAGCGATGTGAGCCCCTTCTGGCGGCTGGTGCGCGGGGTGGTCATTACCCCGGCGCTCTGGCTTATCCGCACCCTGCTGGCGGGCCATGTGCTGCCCAACACCTTTGCGGCCACCGCCACCGATGCCTATCTCGATCTCAAGGCCTGGGATGTTGACCTGACCCGTAAGGCCGCCCAGAAGACCCGGGGGGTGATCCACTTCGTCAAGGTGAACCCTGGCGAGGCGGTCACCATCCCGGCTGATATCTGGATCACCACCGAGCGCATCAACGGCACCATCTACCGGGTGAAGCCCTTGCAGGCGATGGTCAGCCCCGCCGGCGAGGCGGTAGCCAAGGTGGTCTGCGAGGCAGAGTTCGCCGGCAGCGCCTGGAATCTGGCCCCGGGCTATTACAACCTGCTGAGCGAACCGGTCACCGGCATCCTGTCGGCCCGCAACGATGACAAGGAGTGGATCACCACCCAGGGCGCCGATGCCGAGGGCAACGACGCGCTCGGCTTGCGCATCCAGAACCAGTTTTCGGCGGTGGGCCGCTACCACATCGATGCGATTTACCGCTCCATGCTGGCCAGCGTGGCGGGGATCCGGGCCGATCACATCTTCTTTGAGCATGAAGGGCCCCGCGGCCCGGGTACCGCCAACGCTTACATCCTGCTGGAAGTGGGCGCCACCCCGGCCAGCCTCATCAACCAGCTCAACGACTACGTGGGCCGCCAGGGCAACCATGGCCACGGCGATGACCTGTTCGTGATGAGCATCCCCGAGACCCAGCACAGCCTGACCCTTGAGTTATGGCCCCAGCCCAACCTCACCGACGAGCAGAAAGCCGCGCTCAAGGCGGGCGCCGAGAACCTGGTCAAGGCGGCATTTCGCCAGTCGGCGGATTTCCCAAGCGTCACCCGCACCTGGCCGCGCTCGCGCTTCTCGCTCTCCCTGCTGGCCCGCGAGCTGCACAGCCAGTTCCCGCAGCTGCAGAGCCTCAAGTTTGCGCAAGATGACATCGTGTCGGGGCTGGCCATCCCGCGCCTGAGCACGCTGGAGGTGACTCTGCATGACTGACCCAATCCCGCTTGAACACGACCTGCAGGCGCCAGCACTGCCCGATGCCAGCGCCCCCTGGTGGGAAGACGGCTACACCATCAGCCCGGCCCACGCCGAGCCCGGGTTTCTGGCCAAGGGGATCAACGCCTTCTGGCAACGGGTCAAGGGCTGGCTGCTGCTGCCACTGGCCCAGCAAGACCCGCTGACCTGCTCGGCGTCCCTGCTGGCGCTGCTCGCCTGGGAACGGGACATCACTCGCTTCAACGGCGAGCCGCTCGATCTTTTCCGCAAGCGGGTCAAGTTCGCCTTTGTGAACGCCCGGGACGCCGGCGAGGTGGCCGGCTTTAAGCGCATCTTCGAGCGCCTGGGCATTGGCTGGTGTGACATTCACGAGCGCCAAGCCGGCGCCCCCTGGGATGTCATCACCATCGAAGTGACCGACAGCGACCTCACCGCCAACCAGAAGTTGATGGAGACCTTGATCCAACACTATGGCCGCACCTGCCGCCGCTATCGCTTTCAAGTGGTGTACCCCGTTGCTGCTGATCTGGTCTCCGGGCGCATGGAGATGGGGGCACAGGTAGCCGGCGCGGCCCTGTACTTCGAGAACGAATGGGCCAGTGCCGTCGCACTCGCCTGCTCATTGGGATTTGATAAGGAGGTGCGATGAGCTCATTACATGGCGATGCCGCAGTTGCGCGCCTGGACGCGGCGGTGGATGCCTTCTTGGACATCATGACCGCGCCGGAAAACACCCTGGTACCGGTCCCTGAACGGTCACCACAACCGAGCTTGGCAGAGCGCGCGCGGGTGAACCTGAAACCCAGTACCGACCTGGCCAAAAGGTATGCCGACGAGGCCCGCCGTTCGGCGCAAGAAGCCGCCCAAATCACAGGGCTGGAGACCGTGGCCGATGCCATTGGGTTGGCTGCCCTGCCGCTACCGGATGTGTGGGCGCCGCTGAGCGACAACCTGCGCCTTATCACCGGCTATGGCCGGGAGGTGCTGGTCGGGGCGGATGTGGTAGCACGGATGGTCAATTTCTCCCGCAGCACCACGGCAACCTATATCGGCAAAGATGGCACGTTGAAAACCGCGGCCGCGAACGAGCCGCGCTTTGAAAAAGAAGGGCTGCTGATTGAGGGGCCGAGTACAAATATTTGGTCATCACAAACGGCCGTCGATTCAGTGAATGCCGCGCCGGCACAGACAGCGCTGCCAGATGGCACTACCGGTAGCAGTTACAAAATCACACCGACAGCCGCGGCCCATGCGTATGTGCGAAAGAACTTCTCGGCGCAATCTGGCAACCACACATTATCTTGTTTCGCAAAACTTGATGATGGGTCGATGGCGATGCCGGCCATTTACTGCGGGTTTAATGGGGGGCTGAGCACCAAGCTCGCCGGCAGCTATATCGGTAACGGTTGGTGGAGAATGCAGGCTCTCCTGCCGGCACCCACGGGAAATATTGGTTTTGGTTACCAGCCCGGCGCCACTGAGACAACACCCGTCTGGGTTTGCAATTTTCAGCTCGAAGCACTCCCGTTCGCCAGCTCCTATATCCCGACCAATGGCGCAGCGGTAACAAGGGCCGCCGATCGTGCGTGGATCCAGGCGACAGGCAATATCGGCCGAGTGGCCACGGTATCGGTGATTGCTCATCCGCTCAATCCCGCCAACATGCCGCGCGCCTTTGTGTTTGGTGCCAGTGGCTTTGGTGGGGTGGAGGCATCGGGAGCGAACTATCTCTTCACCGGGATCGGCCAATCCTCAACGTATGTGGCCATCGGCCCAGAGGCCACCGCGCGCGTCTTTGCCCGTCGTGTCACCGCCGTGACCTTTGGCGTCGGCGTACGCGCCGCCATTACCCCCATGGAACCCGGTGGCGCGGATTGGGGAGACTTCATTCACATCGGCGGTGTGCTGACCGGTGGCGCCCACAAGCTGCCGTTCTGGGGCCACCTGCGCGATTTCAAAGTGTGGATGGAACCCCGCAACCTCACTGATACACAGCTCAAGGCGGTAGCATGACCGCTTTTATCGACCTCAACCTCAAGGCGGCCGATGAGGCCGCCATGACCACGGCCCTGCTGGCTGCAGGCTTTATCAAGGACAGCGAGAGCGACACCCTCTATCACCCTGCGGCCTCGCTGCAGCGACTACCGCCCGGGATGGTGACCCGCCCCACCGGCGAGGTGACCATCGTCGATGGCATCGCGCTGGAAGTCCGCGAGCCGGTCCCCGGCTATCACGCCAATGTGCGCACCACCTCTCCAGCCCTGGCCGAGGCACTGGCCCCGGTGTCACTCAACCCGGCCCCGGCCAATCCTCAATACGTTTGGGCATAAGGTCTACCACCATGAGTCAAGTTATTACCAATGCGTTTGCCCGTTACCTGCGGGACTGCCTGAGCAATGAACGTCCCGTGGTGTTGGACGAATTTGTGCTGGCCAATATCCCCGGGCTGAACCCGGACAAGCCTGTCAGCCCGGATGCAACCCTCCCCCCAGCCAATCAGATTGTCTATCGCAAAGCCGTGGACCAGCGCGGCAACATCAACAATGACGCGGTGGCCTACACCATCGTGATGGACACCACTATCGGCGATTTCAGCTTCAACGCCATGTACCTCATCAACAAGGCCACCGGTGTGGTGGGGATGATTGTGCACAAGGGGCTGGAAACCAAGCTCAAGACCAATGAGGCCGCCGGCCAGACCGGCAACAGCCTGGTCAAGTCCATGTTGATGGAATACAACCGCGCCGCCGCCGTCACGGCCACCCACGTGGACGCCAGCACCTGGCAAATCGACTATGCCGCTCGCCTGCGCGGGATGGACGACGACTTGCGCCTGCAGGCGCTGCAGTTCTTCGGGCCAGCCACCTTCTACGGCAACGGCTTTAACTTGGTCAACGAATCCGGGGTCTACAAGGTGCAGCCCGGGGTGGCTTATGTGGGCGGCCTGCGGGCAGAGCTGAGCGAGGTCAAGAAGGTGACCCCGGGCGCCAAACCGGTGGGGCTCTGGCTCGATATCTACCGGGCGGGCTCCCTGCTCGATGCCTGGGTGAATCACTTCACCCTTAGCTTAAGTGTGCCGGAGCTCACCGACTACCTGGACAGCAACGGCTATCAGCACCACGTGGCCAAGGTGGCCATCGTCAATGCGGATGGCAGCGTGACCGACGTACGCCGCAAGCGCACCATCGAGCTGACCGGAGACGTGACCGGCAAGGGCATCCTGGAGGACGCCCAGGGCGTCACCATCGCGGTGGAGATCAAAGACGGCAGTCACCGCCACCAGTGGGGCGATCTTGACCAGGTACCGGTCACCGCCAGCCGTTGGCCCAGCTATGCCGAGGTGACCAACAAACCGGATCTGGCAGCGGCCAACCACAGCCACCCGGGCACGCTGACCAACCCGATCCCGCTGGCCAAGGAAGACCTGAACACCCTTGTCACCCCCAGCGTGTTTCGTCAGGACTCCGATGCCAATGCCGCTGCCTCACTGAACTACCCCGAGCCTAAAGCCGGCTCCCTGACCGTGACCGGCGGGGCCGGGGTGCAGCAGCGTTACCACGTTTACAACACCAGCCGGATTTACACCCGCGCCCAGTACAACACCGGGGCCTTTACCCCCTGGGCGCGGGACTACAACACCCTGAACAAGCCAAGCGCCGATGACGTGGGCCTGGGCAAGCTCTCCAACAAGGCAGCCAGTTACGATGCCACAGCCGACACCTATGCCCTGCGCGACGGGTCAGGCGACCTGCAAGCCCGCACCCTGCGCACCAACCTGGTCGATGAACAGCGCATGGTTGGCGCGGTGGCCTTTCGGGTCGACTACGGCAACGACAGCTATCTGCGCTACTGCGCCAGCCAGTCAGCATTTCGTCAGTGGCTCAACCAGGCAGCCACGAGCTGGGAGGTGGGCTGGCGCTTAGGGATCTCGGATCCCAACCACGCAATGACCGAATACCACATCCCGGGGAAAACGGCGGTGATGACCTACCTGGCGGCCGATGGTGCTTATCGGGTTGCCTCTTCGAACGGTCAAGGGGGTGCCACCTTCGTGCGCATGACCATCGACACCGGGGGCAATGTCACCTTTGCAGGGGCAGTGAATGACAGCTCGGGCCGCTGCTACAGTCCGGGCAACCAACCCCACTACACCCACAACCATAAAGCGGCGCAGGGCAGTGCTGACGTGGTAGCCGGCTCTTATGACGCCATCGGCGCTTATGTGTTTGCAGCCCTGATCCCGGCCGGCGGCAAAACCAGCCACGGCCAGCGCGCGGCGGGGGCCTACCTGCGGCCCTGTTCAGCCTCTGAGTGGGGTTATGCCGGCTACAGCCTGCCAGGCACCTGGCAGTGCATGGGCGACATCATGGGTGCCAACGACGATGAACGCTATGACGACCGGGCCACCTTGTGGATCCGGGTCGCCTGAGAGAGGAGAACCTGATGGAACGAATTGAAGTACTCAGCGCCGTGCACCCTCGCCATTATGCGGGTGACACCGACAGCATCACCCTGGATGTGCGCTTTGCCCACTTGCCTGAGCCGGTCCAGTTCACCGCCTGCAAGGATGACCCGGAGGAGCATGGCCGCGAGCTCTACAGCCGGGCGGTGTTCGGGGAGTTTGGCGATATCGAGGTGATCCCCCTGCCACCGCCGACCGAGGCCGAGCAGCAGGCCCGTCTCGATGCGCTGCTCAAGCAGGCCGCCAATGCCATGGCCCCGCTGCTCGATGCCGAGGCGCTGGGCATCATCAGCGAGGCCGAGCGCGAGCAGCTCACCACCTGGCAGCGCTACCGAGTCGCCCTCTACCGCCTGCCGCAAGGCGATGGCTGGCCGACCGAGGTCAGGTGGCCGGAGGCACCACGATGAGCTGGACACAGGGACCGCTGCGCTGGCCCGCCAGTGCCAGCAGCCTGCACTCCCGCGCCCAGGGCGTGCTGGGTCAGCTCCCGGCCACCCAGGACAGCGCCATGGCGCGCCTGCAGGGCCTGGCTGGGCGGGCACAGTACCGGCCCCACCCGCTCAGCGAGGCCGCCACCGCGCTGGCCGGGCTGCGCAGCGAGCTCGACCGTCTGCTGGTCACTGGCCGTTGCCTGACGGTCACCCCCTATCAGCACGGGGTCGGCCAACAGCAGGGCCAGCAGTTCAGCCTGGCCGCCCCCAATGCGGTGGCCACCCTGGCCGCCAAGCTGCAGGACGGGGCCGATCCCCTACTGCCCAGCGGGCAACTGCATGCCCTAGCCTGGCTGGTCACCGGTAACAGCGCCGACGCGCTGGCTCGCCAGTTGGCCATCCTCTGCGCCCTGCTGCCGCTGCCGGAGTGGTGCGCCACCCTGCGCCGCCTCACCGCCCACAACGACCCCATGAGCCAGCCCACGGCGGCCAAGGTGCCGCGCTGGCGCGCCGATGAGCCGCTGAGCTGGGCACCGCTGCGCCCTACCCGCTTGGCGCTAGGAGCAGAGCTGGCCCAACTGGAGAGCCTGGCCCGGGACAGCCAGCCCCCGATCGCCAAGCTGCAGGGGCTGGCGAAGCGCCGCGCCGACCGCCTGGCCACCCTCGCCCAGGCCCTGGCCAAGCTGGGCACCCTCTCCGGCAGCCTCTGGCACTGGCAAGGCCAGGGGGATGCCGCCAGCCTCGCCACCCAGCTCGGCCAAAGCTCCCCACCCGACCACAGCCAGAGCATGACGGTCGCGGGCCTGCTGCTCTCCCCGTCCCCGCTCACCTTCTGGCAGGAGTTAACCCCATGAGCCAAGCCATGCTGACCCTCGATGGCGAGCCCATCATCATGAAGTCGATGCGGGTATCCGCATCGATGCAGTTTCAGGACAAAGACCAGAGCGGCCAGACCAGCTCGACCAGCAGCGCCGAACAGGGCGCCAAGGCCAAGGAGCTCGACATCTCCGGCCTCATCCCGTTCAAGGATGAGCAGATGCTGAGTCGGCTGTTTGAGCTGGCCGATGCCAAGGGCAACGGCGGCAAGCGCCACGTCTACCGGGTCGGGTCGCTGCTGGCCAAGTCGGTAAAGGTGCGCCAGGCCAAGTTTGCCGGCCGCATCACCGCCAGCGAACAGGAGGGGCTGCTGGCCTGGCAGGTGCAGTTCACCTTGAAGGAGTTCAACTCGGTACCGGAGAAGCGCGAAGCCCGTTTACCTGGTAGCCCCGCCAATCTAGGCAAAGGCTCCACCGGCACCACGGCAGCCAAGGGCGGCCAGGGGCAAAGCGGCGATGAGAAGCTATCCAAAGGGGAGGCTTTCTTTAAGAAACTAGACGACAAACTGGGGGATGTCCTGGCATGAAGCTGACCACCCGTCTGACCATCAATGACCAACCGGCTCACCTGGTCGAGCACGACATCATGCTGGATCTCAACGCCGGCGGCCGGGCAGCCCTGACCGCCCAGGCCGAGGTGCAAAAAGGCCAACCGATCACCATCGATGTCGGTTACAACAACGAACTGCGCCGCTGGTTCACCGGTTACGTGTTCGATGTGCAGCCGGCCGCGGCGGGCTCTGTGCAACTGCTTTGCCGAGAACTGGCGGGCGTGCTGGCCGGTCGCCTCCCCGTCAGCATGCAGCATGCCACCCTGCGCAACCTGCTGGCCTGGCTCAGCACCGAGACCGGTCTGGTGTTCATGCTGCCAGCGGCGGCCAGCTATGCAGACCGGCCGCTCCCCAACTTCACCAGCGCCGGCACCGGTTACCAGTTGTTGGAGAACGCCGGCCGCGCCTTCGAAGTACCCGACTTTGTCTGGTACCAGCAACCCGATGGCGACATTTTCGTGGGCAGCCACGCCGATTGCCGCTGGCATGGCCGGGAGGTGGAGATTGACCCGGCCTGGACTGCTCGCCAGGCGGGTAACCTAATCACCTTGTCCCCGGTGCCGGCTATGCGCCCCGGGGCGACCGTCAACGGCAAGCGGGTCACCCGGGTGAGGCTCAAAGGGGATGAAATGACCCTGACCACCGTCACCCCAGGTAAAACCAGCAAGTCGCTGGAACGACGCAAGATAGAGGGGGAGTTCCCGGAGCTGGCCGACAAGATGCACCTGCCCAAGTTCGGGCGGGTCGAGGCTATCAGCGACAGCGCGGCCGCTGGCCAGCTTAATGACCCCTTTCGTCCCCGCTATGCGGTGGACGTGCAACTGCTGGGCGAGGGTGGCCAACCGGACAAGGCTGCCCCGCTGTATCGGGCAGTGCCGCTGCCGGTGCAGTTTGGCGGGCAAGAGCAGGGCCTGCTGCAGTTCCCCCTTGAGGGGACACTGGTTGAACTGGGGTTCGCCTTCGGGCGGGCCGACCGGCCCTTTATCCGCACCGTGCTCGGCAGCGGCTGGTCCCTGCCGGACATCGCCCCGGGCGAG